CAATCGGTAAAGATCTTTAATGCTGGTGTTCGTAACGAAGAGACACTAGCTACATTCAAGGATCAAACTAACCTTGATGATTATCTCTATAAGCTGAGAATTCAGGACTTTGAATACCAGACGCAGATGCGTCAGTATCGTAAGTCTGAAGAGTTGTATGGTCAGCAGCTGACTTACAATGCCATGGCTCAGCAAGCTGCTAATGAAGCTGAATATCGTAGGCTTCAAGATGCAACTAATGAGATTGCTTATCAGAATCAAGACATTATTCTTAAGTCTCTCGATACTCAAGGTATTACAGCTGTAAAAGGTCAACAAGGTCGTAGTGCAGAGAAAGCTGAGCAAGTGCAGCTAGCAGCTCTTGGACGTAATCAGGCTATTCTGTTTGACTCACTGCTAAGTGCTAGGGGTGAAACAGAAGCCGCTTTGAAGAAGATTGCTGCTGATAAGTATGGTGCTGATCTTTCGGCACAAGCTGCTCGTATGCTTCAACCTGATCGGAGTCCTACTATTCCGAGCCCGCTTAAAACTCCACGAGCTGAGATGGTTGCTCCACGAGCACCTACTATCTATGACTACGGTCCTAAGCCGGTTAAAGGAGCTGCGGTACAGTCTGGTATTAGTGGCTGGTCTTCTGCTATTGGCGGCCTTGCAAGTGGTATTGCTGGCCTTGCTACCAAAAGCAGCAACACTAACTTTAGCCTAGGTAGTTCGACAAGTAAATTTGGAAGTTTTCCCTAACCACAGTAATTAAATGGATCAAGTAAGCTACAGAGGGTACGCCCGTAGTATTGGTTTCGATCCTGTTAAAGCTCCCTATGGTGCTCTTGATCGTATTCAAGAGCGAGATAACCGTACCATACGTGGTATGGAAGAAAACCGTCGTGAGATTAAACAGGTAAGAGACGAGTATGGTGCTGGACTAGAACGTAAGTTCAACCTTGAACAGCAGAATAGTCAACAGAACTATGCTTGGGAAACGAAGCTTAAAGAGAATCGTCAGCAAGCAATCCAAAAGAATGCCGAGATCCTAGTTCAAAACGAACTAACTCAAGGTAAGAATATCTCACAAACCTTAGAAGGTCTCTCTAAGTTCAGCACTACTATTTCTGAAACTCTTACTGAGTACAAAAAGGCCAAGGACGAACAGGATACTCTCAATGGTTACATGGAGGTTGCTTCTGGAGAGTTTGATCCTAAGCGTCTGCAACAGCAGGCAGCAGGTGAGACTGTTCTTCAATCGTCCGGCCAAGCAACTGATACCGTAGCAGGTGAGCTTCAAAAAGTTGGTGCTAGTCCTGATGTTGTTATGGGTCTTCTGACCGGTAACAAAGCTAGGGACTATGGCCGACTGAAGGCTTACATGGAAATGAGCATGTCTGAGTTTCCTGGCTATGCTCAAAGTAAGCTTGATGAAATGGGTGCAGTTACAGCTGCTGATCGTACTGCAGCTATGCCCACATTGTTTGGTGAGTTCCTGAAAGATCGTGGTCTTTTCGGACTTAAGTCTGACTTTATGGCTAAAGGTCTCATGCAGATGCGTGGATCTTATAATGCCTTGATTGAGGATGCCCGAAGGGCTGATGTTATTAATAACTCAGAGACTCTTCGCGATGAAGCCCTTACTAATCTGGCTCGTTCAAAGGATGGTGAAACGCTTAATGCTGCATTCCTTTCACTGTCTAGGACTTACCGTGCAGATGGTAAGACGCCGATTGGTAGAGCAGGTGCTAAGGAACTGATCTACAAAGAGCTTGGTGATACTACTCGTTACTCTCAGCAGGATGTAGCACGTATCCTATCTGAGGCTAAGACTGATCAAGGTCAAAGTTGGAAGGACCGGTTCCCTCGTGACTATGACGAACTGATCAACATGCGTCGTCAAGATGCACAAAAGGAGTTCGGTCTTCTTGAAGCTGAAGAGCGTCAGAAGAATAAAGAAGCTGAGAAGCAACTCCTTGAGTGGACAGCTAGTAGCTGGAATGGTGATCAAAAGGTCCTTCAAGACGTAATCAAACAAGCAGAAACTCAAGGCATTTCTACTGATCGTCTAAAGTCTTATCTTGCTTTTAGTAACGAACAACGTAGTATTGATTTCTGGACTGAGCAGTTTGACTCTGCATACGAACAAGGTACACTTACTACTGAGGATGTAGATCAGCCTGGTGTACCTGCTACTGTACGTCAGACGTATCGTGCTCGTGCTCAGGAGCTTGAAAAGGCTAGGGGTGCTGCAGGTATCAGCCAAGACGTTCTTAAGAATGAATTCACTGATGCTGTTAAAAGCAACCTGATTGGTGATAGCACTAATAAGACTGCTCACTTCAGTGCTAGGTCTGCTGCTGACTATGCGCTTCGTCTTTACAACAGTAAGTTTAAGACTTATGCTAAGACGATGGAACCTGGGCAAGCATCTGAAAAGGCTAGGGCTGATGTACTTACCGCTATCACTAAACGTACTGGTAAGTTTGCTGTAACAGCTTCTGCTGATGCAAAAGGTACACAAGCTTTCTATGGTTCATTTACTCCTGGTAAGCATCCTGGTGCTCCCCGGTATATTGATGCCATCAACGCTTCTCAGTCAGTAAAAGAGTTCCGCAACAATCCTGGTATCATTAACCAACGTGTTATTGTTAGCCCTGCTATGCTGGCTGACATCAACAGTCGTCTTGAGAATGGTCGTCCTATTTCTGTGCCTTTGTTCTTCAATGATCTAGCGAAGACGACGCAGAACATGAGTGCTACTGATATTCTCAATGCTCAACTTAAGGCTGCAGGTTATAAGACAAAAGTAACTCCTGGCTTTAAACAGCAACTGCAGGATCAGCTTAATGACCCACGTCTGAAGGCTATCTTTGAGAATAACAAGATGACTCAAGATAACCTTAACACTGCTATCATTGGTTCTGGTAATGCACCTGCTACTGTACGTACAGGTAACGCTGGTTACACTGATGTGATGTCTCTTGGTAATTCTGCTGGGTTTGCATTCCCGCAAGTGATGGCTGCTATGTGGGCATTGGAAAGCGGTTGGGGTAAGTACCATTCAGGCAAGAATAACGTCTTTAACATTAAGGCGCGTCCTGGTCAAGGTACCATGAAGAATGGTTCTTATTGGAGGGACTATGCTTCTCCGTTGGAATCTGCTAAGGACTTCATGAATCTGATGACTGATCCTAGGTATGCTCCTGGTCTAAAGGCTGCTAAGACTCCACGGCAGGCTATTGAAGCTATTGCTGCTGGTGGTTATGCTGGCGGTGAAGCTGCATATCCTGGTAAGATTGTGCGTATTATGCAACAGATGGGTGTTAATGTAGACCAACCGTTTACTCAGGCTAAGACACCTGGGCGTAACGTTGCGTATATGCGTCCTACTCTTGCTTATATTACTGACAATATCGGACCTACCTCTACTGGTCCTCATCTGGATGTTAAGCAACAGGACAACCTAAATACACCAGTCAATGAGTTTGCTAGGGAATTCTCTGCTAAAGCTCTTGATCAATATGTAGTTGTAGATGATCCGCAATTTGGACGAGTTCCTTTGGGCCGCATTCCTGTTACTGACACCTTTGCTGGTCATGTTGCTCGTGGTTCACATGGCATCGACTATGGTACAGCTAAAGGTTCTCGTGTGTTTATTCAAAATGGTGCTCGTGTTGTCTCAAAAACACGCACTCAACACGGAGATAAATTAATTATTCAACTGCCGGATGGTCGGCGTTTCAGTTTCTTGCATGGTAAATCAGTATGACCCAAACCCCCTTTGTTGATGAAGAAGAGCTGAAGCGTCTAGAGGCACAGTACGCAGAAGAGGAGAAAGCTCTGCAAGAGCAAGCTCCTGAGTACACGCCACAGACGGCAGCTCAAACTACATTTCAAGAACCAACAGCTGAACAAAACCAAGCTGCTGGTAATGTACAACCTGTTAAGTCCCCACAAGAACAAGCTGTTCAACAGCTGACTGGTGCTGGTAGACCTGAAGCACAGCAACCTGTTAATCGAGGTAGTGGCTTTATTTATGGTAGTGGTGATCCTAATGCTACTCTTGGTGAAGATGTAGGCCAGTATGCACAACGTACCCTTGAGGGTCTTGGTGCTGCTGGTATGGGTCTTATTGACTTTGGTATGGATGCCGTTGGACGTATCCCTGGTGCTGAGTGGATTGATGATGCTTGGGATAAACACACCAAATACCAGAACCCTGCCTTTGATAAGGCCCGTAAAGCTGCCTCTATCATCCTCCCTAGTATTGCGGTAGGTGGGGCTGCTGCAACAGCTGGTAAGGCCGTGCAGGCGGGTGTGGTGCTGCCTAGCGTTGCTGTTGGTGGTGCTGCCTCTACTGTCGGTAATACCGTACAGGCTGGTGGTCTACTTCGTGGATTGACTACGCTTGGTGTTGCTGTTGCTGGTGATGTTGGTGTTAACGTTATTAGCGATCAGTCTGAAGAAGAGACACTTACTACTGCTGTTAAAGAAGTAGCACCGTGGCTTCCTGTTCCTGATGCACTTGTTACTAAAGACACTGACTCACCTGAAGTTCGTCGTCAACGTAACATTTACGAATCAGCTGGACTTAGTGTTGTTGGTGATTTGATCGGCTATTCGTTTAATGTCGGTCGATCCGTTATGGATTGGTTCAAGCCAAACGACAACGTTGCTAAATCCTATAAAGCTTCAGAGGCTATGGTCAACGCTGATGCAGCGACCTCTGTTCGTATCTCTGAAATTAATACGCAAACAGAAGCACTCAAAACACAAGCTGATCAGTATGCAGCATTGATCGCTCAAGATCCTGCTAATGCTTTCCAGTACAGTGTTGACCTTGATAACATTAACAAGGCAATTAAATCTCTTGAGAATGAATCAGTAACTCTTGCTACTGAGTATCTCTCTACTGGTAAGTCTAGCCTCACCGAGAATCCTCTTGATTCTTTTGTTCAACGTCAACAGATCTCCAGGGATCTGCAGATTGATGAAGTAGGTAAGGCACGTCTTTTCGATGATCCTGAAGGTGTCGCTGGTATTGATGCCTACATCAGTCCTAACATGTTCCCAGAGGGCTCTACAGCAGCCTTGAGTGTCCCTCCAGGTAACATGGCTAGGAATATGGCTGATGTTGCTGCAATCAAGCTTGGAGGCGCTTCTGGTAGCCCCGCACCGATTATGTCGGAGCGAGCTTATATGGACCTGGCTAAAGGTAACCTTCAGTCACGGGACGTTATCCTTGATATTGCAGAAGCTACTAGAGAGACTGGTAACTTTGATGCTATTGTTAACGGATTCCGTTATACAAAAGAGCAGATGTCAAAGGCAGCATTTGAGATCTATAAAGATATTATTGCTGCTGATAGCACTGAAGACGTAGCTAAGTTGTTCCTTAACAATAGGGATGTGAAGACTATCCTTGATGGTCGTAAGATCTCCTATGTTAATGACATTCAAGCTGAAGGTATTGCTTATGCAATGCGTGACCTGACTGATAAGTATCTTGGTCGTGTTGCTACTGAGACTTCTGCACGAGCAATGGATACCGTTGGTCGTGAGATCTCTGATATTTCTGAAGGATTTAAGGCTCTTCCTGAAGCTGCTGATTATGATCGTTTCACTGAGATGATTGCTGATCGCATTGGCTTCCTGATGTCTGAGTATTCACTCAATAAGTACATCGCTGGTTGGGCTCTTAAGAACCAAGACCGTTGGGCACAGATGGTTCAGAAGTCTGGTGATCCAGAAGCCAGCCTTAGGGAGCTTACTCAGCAGTTTGACCTTCGTATGCAAGATGCCACCAAGCGTGGTCAGAGCTACCGAGACATGATCATTAAGGTTGCTCAAGAACGTCCTGATGCAGCACAAGCTCTTATTGATGCGTTTGCTGTTACCAAAGGTGATGTAGACACTATTGATAAGCTGATGAAGTGGAGTGCTCAACAGCTGAGCCCCATGGGTCTTCTTAAGGGCAGTAGTGATGGCCTTAATGCCTTTGCTCAAGGTGTGTGGGCAGTTCGTTACAACAATACCTTGTCTGGTATTTCAGCTCTTCGTGCTATCACTGCTAACGAAGTGAGCCTCTTGCTGCGTCCCATTAACTCTATTATGGGTACAGGCATCGGAATGATGATGGGTCGTAACACTGTTGATGATCTTCAGAAAGCTTTCTACACACACGGTTCTGTACTTGATGTAAAGCGTAAAGCTCTAAAAGATTCTTGGGATACCTTTAAAGGTCTTTGGAACAACGGTAAATGGGGTAATGACTTTAGTATGGATGCTAAGTCATTGGCTCGTGCTGATCTTGTTACTGACTATAACCCTTCTGTGTGGGATACCCTTGGTAACATGGAGAAGGTGTGGGAAAAAGAAGGAAACTTTGGACGCCTTTATCAGTACCGGTTTGCTCGTGCTATGTACGATCTTGGTAACTGGCGCTGGTTTAAGTATGGTACTAATGCTTTGATTAGTGCTGATGCTTACGTTCAAACAAACCTTGCATCTCAACTGGCTCGTTCACGGGCTTGGGAAGAAGTAGCTAGTATTGGATACAAAGGAGATGAGTTAGCAGAGCACATGAAGAAAGCCACTAAGATGGCCTACGATGAAATGTTTGACTCTGCTGGTAACTTGACTGATCAGGCAGCTCGATATGCTAGTGGAGAGATTGCTCTTAACTTTGACGATTCCACTTCATCTTGGTTGAGCATGGGTGTTAATAAACTACCTGTTGTCAAGTCGTTCTTCATGTTCCCTAAGACTGGTGTTAATGGTGCCAAGATGGCTATGTCTTACACACCTCTTGCTACACTGCCTGGCACTTCTCGCTATGCTAAGGTGTTGTGGGCTGGAGATGATATTGATAAGATCAAAACAGCACTGCTTGAGCACAACATTGACTATGATCTTGTGCCTAATGGTATGGAGATCTTTAAGGGCCTTGAAGCTGAGTATCGGGGTCGTGTAGCCTTTGGTGGTCTACTTGCATCTAGCATGATTGGCTATGCTATGGGTGGCAATATTCGTGGCAATGGTCCTGTTAATGCCGCTGAACGTAAGAAGCTCCGTGATAACTTCAACTGGCAACCTAAGACTATCAACATTGGCGGTAAGTGGGTCAGTTATGCTGGTTATGAACCACTTGATACTGTGTTGACTTTGGTTGGAGACCTGGCTTACTACTCTAGGGATATTGGCTCTACTTTGTTTGAGGATTATCAGAGCAAACTGGCTTGGACTTTTGCTGCTACCTTTGTTAATAAGACATGGGTTGCTGGCCTTGAGCCTCTTGTAGCCTTTGCTTCTGGTGATCAAACCGCTGTTAGTCGGTTCCTTGCCAATGAAGTACGTTCCATGATTCCTTTGTCTGGTGCCCTTGGTGTTGCAGCTAATGCAGTGTCCAGTTCCCAGAAGGACATCTACAATGACTTTGTTGGTTACGTTAAGAACCGTATTCCTGGTCTTAATAAAGAACTTCCTGAACAGATTGATATCTACACTGGTAAGGCACTGAATGACATTGATAATCCTATCCTTCGTGGCTTGAATGCTATCAGTCCTGTTAAGGTAAGTGATGGTACAGAGAAGTGGAGACAGTGGATTATTGATAGTGGGTGGGATGGTGTTCAAATGATTCGTAAAGATTCAACTGGTAACCACGAATATACACCTGCTGAACGTGAGATTCTTTACCGTTACATCGGTGAACAACAGATCTGGAAAGAGTTTGATAAACTCAGTCGTAGTAAAAAGTATAACGATCAGCTCGATAGGATCCGTGCTATGCGTGTTGAAGGTCGTCCTAAGGATGAGGTAGATGCTGCCCAATCTGAAGTATACACTGTGATGAATCAAATCATGGTTACTGCTCAGAAGTCTGCAGAGCTTCGTCTTCAAAACGAAAATCAACCGATGTGGAATGCTATTCAAGAATCTATCAGGAATAAAAACTACATGCAGCAAGGTCGTATTGATGACGCTGCTCGTGCTGCAGACCGCCGTAAAGCACAAATTGAACAATTAACTCAAATGTACAGGTAACCTTTAATGGCTGTTACTGAGAATACTTATACAGGGAACGGGTCAACCGTTCTCTATTCATTTACTTTCCCATACTTAGCTACCACTGATATTAAAGTTAGCATCAATGGTACCCTTACAACTGCATATACCCTAGCCAACGCCACTACTGTTCAATTCAACACTGCTCCTGCTAATGGAGCGGCTATCAGGATCTACCGTCAAACTGATGACGCTAGTACCAAGGCTACGTTCTTCCCTGGTAGTGCTATCCGCTCACAGGATCTGAACGATAACTTCCTTCAGGTACTGTATAAGAGCCAAGAGACGGAGACGTTTGCTGCTAACACTGATGCTTCGGCTATTCAGGCTACGGCTAACGCTGCACTAGCTAATTCCAACACTGCTATTTCTACGGCTAATGCCGCTACTGCTACTGCTAATGCTGCTGACGCCACGGCTAATGGTATTGCTGCCACTGCCAACACTGCATTAAGTAATTCAACTGCTGCTGTTAGTACAGCGAATACTGCTAGTACTACTGCAACTTCTGCTTTAACTACTGCCAATTCAGCCAGTACCACAGCTTCTTCTGCTTTAACCACAGCTTCGTCTGCATTAACCACTGCTAATGCTGCTTTACCACTTGCTGGTGGAACTCTTACTGGAAATCTAAACATTCCAAGCCTTAATGGGGGGCAACTTGCTGGTTCCCGAAATCGTATAATTAACGGAGACCTGAGGGTTGACCAAAGAAATGTTGGAATTCTTGTAAATGCCCAAGGCTACGCTGTTGACCGGTTCTTTACGGATAGTTCTGGATTAGTTGGACTCACTGTAACTCGTAGTACTGTTGCTCCTGCAGGGTTCAAAAACAGCCTTAGTATTACCATTGGAACCGCTGACTCGTCACTTTCCTCTACCGACTTTGCTGCTGTTGGCCAGAGAATCGAAGGTAATAATATTTTAGATCTTGGATGGGGGGCTTCAGGAGCCTCTTCTGTAACGCTGTCCTTTTGGGTGCGTAGCAGCGTAACTGGTACTTTCGCTGGCGGTCTTTCTAATGCTTCTGGGATTCGGTCTTACGTTTTTACCTACACTATTAGCAGTGCAAACGTCTGGGAGTACAAAACTATTACTATTCCAGGCGTGACGCACGGTATTTGGGAAACTGGTACCAACACAGGTATCGTCGTCCAATGGGACTTGGGGTCTGGATCAAATTATCAACAATCGCCAGGATCGTGGAATCTTACTAGCTTTGGGGCGTGTTCAACTAATACTTCTGTTAAACTCAGCGCAACACTTAACGCAACCTTCTACATCACCGGCGTCCAACTAGAAGCCGGAACCGTCGCCACCCCGTTTGAACGCAGGAGCTACGGGCAGGAGTTGGCGTTGTGTCAGAGGTATTTTTATATGCACTGTAAAGGAAACGCACAATCCATAGGAGTTGGGACAGCTTACAATGCTTCGCTTATGAGCATTTACATTTCAATGCCTGTGACGATGCGTATCAACCCCTCTGCTTACTACAGCTCAGGAACAAACTTTTATATTAGCTACATAAACGGTAGCTCTGATACATTCAATTCGCCGGGCAATCTTGTGGCCGGCTCCCCTAGCAACGTGACTTTTGATGCGACAGATGGTGTTTCTGTTTCGGCGGGGTCTGCTGGGCGGGTAGCCACAAACAGCAGCGACGCCTATATTGGGCTTTCAGCGGAGCTTTGAAATGTACAAACTCTACAAAAATGCCATGACCAATGAAGTGGTCGGAGCAATTAAGCAGACTAATTCAGATGTCATTTGCTTCTTGTTCAATGACCCCACCAACACCGACTACGCCGCCTATCTCCAGTGGCTCTCCGAAGGCAACGAGCCTCTGCCTGCCCCTGAACCCGAACCAGCCCCCGTGCTCACCACTGAGCAGAAGCTGGAAGCAGCTGGGTTGACCGTGGCTGAGCTGAAGGAACTCTTCGGCCTAACATAATACTCATTAAGTACAATGATCACCATCTTTGGAGTCAAGGTCTCGCTTGAGGCCTTGGCTTTTTTTATTCTCTTTTTGGCGTCTGAGTACATCGGCCTTAATAAGAAGCTCCGTTCTAACAGCGTCACCCAATTCGTTATACGGGCTGCTCGTCTTGCACGTCCATTCCGTAAGGAAGACGACAAGATCTCTCAAATTAAAAAGATTCTTCGCGGGTAATCACTCATGTCTACCACAATCAATCTTCCTAACGGTCGCTACGCATTTGATTACGTTGAACCTCTTGGTCAACCCGGTGTAGCACGTCAACTTTCAGCTACGACTACCTCACAGAACACTGCTCTTACGCCCAGCATTGCACGTATTAGCATTCGTGCTCGTGGTTGTGATATTCGCTATGCGATTGGTGTAGGTGCTCAGACTGCTAATGCTTCCACAAGCCACTTCATCGCTAATGGTGAGCGTCTGGATCTTGCTGTACCTCTTGGTGCCAACATTGCAGTCATCCGTGAAACAGGTGCGACTGTTAATGGTTCTCTGGCAGTAACGGAGCTGATCTGATGAGACTAAGTGGAACCAAGACAAGTACAATCAGCACATCACGAGGTCTTGGCAACCAACTTTATGATCTCGCAGGAGAACGCCCTAGCCTTGACCTTCAGTTCTCTGATCAGAAATCCCTAGTAGATGCTGCTACAGGATCACAGCCTGTCACCTTCACCCGCGCCAGCAGCGGCACCTACGTCGATAGCCAGGGTGTGATTCGGACGGCGACGACGAATTTGCTGCTGAGGAGTGAGGAGTTTGATAATGCGTACTGGAGCAAGACGAATTCAACTGTTACTGCAAACGCAACCACAGCTCCAAATGGAACTCTAACGGCGGAAAAGCTAATTACAAACAGTGGAGCATCTGGCGGTAGGGTAAATGTTTCAATAACTGCTACAGCCGGCACTCCTGTAACTTTATCTTGTTATGCAAAGCAAGGCGAGACAAATATATTTAGTCTTTTTATTTCCGATGGCATTACGGGAAGAGCTGCAGAATTCAACTTAACTACTGGAACTGTTTCAGGAACACCGACCGCTGGCATGACTGCCAGCATTCAACCAGTTGGAGATGGTTGGTATAGGTGTGTAGCCACAGTTGCCGGTGCTTCCTTGTCCGGCACTACACGCAGCCTTCGTATTGTGCAGAATGTTGTGGCAAACGATGGCACTAGCGGTTTATTTATATGGGGCGCCCAACTAGAGGAATCGAGCACCGTCGGCGAATACATCCCCACCACCAGCACGATCAACAGTGCTCCACGGTTTGATCACAACCCAACGACAGGTGAGAGCTTGGGGTTGTTGGTGGAGGAGCAGAGGACAAATTTGCTGCTGCAGAGTAATGGGTTTGATACGACGTGGACAAATTCATTAACTTCCGAAACAGCCAACGCAGGAACCGCCCCCGATGGAACCAGTACAGCATGGGAGCTAAAGGACACGGTAGACGCAACCGCTTCGCAACATCTTCTGTCTCAAACTTCTGCAAATTTTGTATCTGGCACTAGTTATACATTTAGTGTGTGGGCAAAATCCGGCACCCTAAGTCATATTGGCTTAACTTTTCCGGCATCGGCTTTTGGAGCCACTCTTACAAGTCGCTATAGCCTTGCTACGGGAACGGCTGTAAGTGTTGCCGCTGGGACAACTGCAACAGTAACTGCTTTTCCTGATGGATGGTATCGAGTAACAACTACGGCTACTGCGACAGCTTCAGCTTCAGGAGTCTTGAATATACGTCTAGCCTTGGCTGGCACTACGCTTTACCAAGGCGATGGCAACGGCACCATCCTTGTCTGGGGCGCACAACTAGAAGCCGCCTCCTTCCCCACCAGCTACATCCCCACAACCACCGCCACTGTCACCCGCAGTGCTGATGTGGCGAGTATTACGGGGGCTAACTTTGGGACGACTAGGACGAACCTGTTGTTGCGGAGTGAGGAGTTTGATAATGCAAGTTGGTCTTCTTTTCTAAGCGCAAGTGTTGCAGCCAATACTACACAATCTCCAACAGGTCTAACCACGGCAGATACAGTTACGTTTGGCGCCAATGCGGATAGCCAGATTTATCAATCAGCAACATTAACTGCTGCTCAATACACGTTTTCTGTCTACGCAAAAACAGCATCTGGGACAGGCTCGTTTAGATTTGGTTACTACAATGGTTCATCAGCTTTAGTTTCTTCCAATAATACGGTCACAACTGAGTGGCAGCGGTTTACTTGGACATTTACTGGAGCTGCTGCTGCTGGAAACATTAAGATTCAGAACGGTTCCGCTGGCACTGCAGGGAGCATCTACCTCTGGGGAGCCCAGTTAGAAACCGGCACCAGCGCAACACCGTACATCCCCACGACCACTGCTGCTGTCAGCGTGTTTGACAGCTCCTGGTATCGGCAGGATGAGGGGACGGTGTTTGTTGATTCAGCTCGCTACGCTCTAGGTAATTCAGCAGGCCAATACATTGTATGCGAGGCAGGTAATAGCGCCTTTAACAACAACGACTTAATACAACTTGGGACCCAGTTCGGCTCAAACAGCTTTCAGATGCTTGTCAACGTCGGCAATGTCACTCAAGCGGCATTGGTTGAGGCAGGCGTTGTAACTCAATCTAAGTATGTAGGCGCTTATAGAGCCAATGATTTTGCTTACACTAAAAACGGCGCTTCCCCAGCAACAGATACGTCAGGCACTACGCCAACTGTCAGCCAGTTAAACATTGGCTCTCGTCCTGCATTTGGGAACACTGGCTATCTCAACGGCACCATCCGCCGCCTCACCTACTGGCCCCAACGCCTTCCTAATTCCACCCTCCAGCAGATCACGCAATGACACACTTCATACGCTTCCCGGACGCTGAAACCGGCATGAAAGCCTTGGATGATGCAGGGCTACTGGATGGTGACCTGCAGTTCATCACCGCTTCTCACGACCACGCCCTTGATGTGATTGGCACCATCCCCGATCTCAACGGTTGGCACGTCAACTACATCGGGTCGTTGCCTGAGGGGTGGGAGGAGTTTGCGGTGACGCCTGAGCAGCCTGTAAGGGTGTTTGCTTAAACATCCTCTTTTTACTTTCACTCTTATATAATACTGTGACAAAACGCTGCACAAAGTGCGGCGAAGATAAACCACTTGACAATTTCCATAAAGAACGACGCAGTTCTGATGGCGTTACAGCCCGATGCAAACCTTGCACAAGCGACTACGGAAAGGCTTGGCGTCAGACAAAGGGTAATGTCTATCACCGCACTCAGCGATACGGCATTACACCAGAGGAATATACAGAGATGCTTGAAGAGCAGCTACACAAGTGTGCTTGCTGCCGGTCTAGCAATCCTAACCGTAAGGCGGGCTTCGTTATTGACCATGAGCATTCAACCGGCCAAGTGCGAGGCTTGCTTTGCCATAACTGCAATATTGGAATTGGGCAACTTGGTGATTCTTTAAGCGGCCTCATGCAGGCTGTAGATTATCTTCGTAGGCACTATGACAATACTTAGAGTCCCCCAATATTATCTTCAGACGGACTCTGCCACCCGACATGGTGACAGGATGTGCTTTAGCTCGACATGTGCTATGGCTATCAAGTATCTCCGTCCTGATGCCCTTAAGGGTAGTAATGCTGATGATGATTATCTAAGAACAGTTCTCAAGTTTGGTGATACCACTTCCTCCACAAGTCAAATCAAAGCCTGTCAGCAGTACGGAGTGTTTGCCACCTTCTACACCAAAGGTACTAAACAGACACTCATTAACGAACTAAAGGCTGGTTACCCCGTAGCAACTGGCATCCTCCACAAGGGTCACGTCTCAAAACCCGTTGGTGGTGGGCACTGGATGCTCCTCATCGGTGATGACGGTGAACGAGGCATCTTCCACGACCCCTACGGCGAGATGGATAACGTCAATGGTGGCTACGTCACGATTGGCTCTGGTGGTAAAGACGTTCGCTACTCCTGGAAGAATTGGCTTCCCCGTTGGGAGGTAGAAGGCCGAGGGACTGGTTGGTTCATGACATTCCGTCCCGTCAATACACCGCAACCAATAGCTCCTGTTGAGAACACTTGGAAGGGAGTTAAAGGTTGCGCTCAAAAGGCTGGAGCCAAGTTCCCTGAGGTTGTAGCTGCTCAGTGGGCTCTTGAGAGCGGCTACGGTAAACACACCTCTGGTAAGAACAACTACTTTGGCCTCAAAGGTGAGGGCTCTGATCGTGAAACCAAGGAGTTTATCAATGGTCAGTGGGTAACGATTAAGGCTGGCTTTATTGACTTTCCAGATCTCCAAACATGTGTCACTTATTTGGTTGATAGGTGGTACAGGGACTATCAACGTTACAAAGGTGTTAACCGCGCAAGTTCTCCTGAAGAATGTGCTCGCCTTTTAGTCAAAGAGGGTTATGCAACTGATCCTCAGTACTCAGAAAAACTTATCAAATTACTTCGGGAGAATGATTGAAGCCGCCGTATCTGCTGCTATTGCTGCAATAACTGCAATGGTAGCCCTTACCACACGACTTAACAACAAGATCGTGGAAGTTGATTCACGTATCGATAAGGTAGAACTCCGCGTTGCTGAGAACTACGTTCAAAAACAAGAGCTATCCACAGCCCTTCAAAAGATGGAGGATCACATGATCCGCATTGAAAACAAACTAGATCAAATAGCGTTGAGAAATGGCTAAAACTAAGGCCACAGAAGACATGTTCAATGAGTTGCATAATATCGTAACTCAAGAGCTTCTTGATCGAATCAAATCAGGTGAAGCCAGTACTGCTGACCTTAAAGCTGCCTGTGATTGGCTATCTAAGAACGACATTTCTGGTGTTGCATACGACGGTAACCCACTTGATAAGCTAGCTACCATACTCCCTAAGGTAGACCCCGAACTTATACAAAAGAGGTTATATGGCAAGTCGCACGTCTGAGTTCTACAAAGATAACCCAGAAGCTAGAGCTAAGCGCCTAAAGTACCAAAAAAAGTACAACAAGCAAAGTATGCAAATACAGAAGCGAGTTGAACTTAATAAGATCAACAGGCAGAAAGGAACCTATGGTAATGGTGATGGGAAGGATGTCTCTCACACCAAGGACGGCTCCACTGTTATGGAAGATCAATCTAAAAATCGAGCCCGAAATCGGGGCAAAAAATAAGATGATATGACTCCCTTACTACCGAGTCCTGATCACTATCTCCACAACCTTATAACGATGACAAGTCCTGAAGCTAAGCGTCTTTGGAGACGCGCTATTAAGGAGCACTTTAATTGTCAATGTGTCTACTGCGGAGAAACTTATGAATTACACGAACTTACTCTCGATCATGTTAAACCAAAATGCTACGGAGGAGAAGACCTCACCTCAAATCTTGTACCTAGCTGCTGGCAGTGTAATCAGAACAAAGGTAGTAATAACTGGCTTCAATGGATGAGAGATACTTTTGGTATCACTTCCAGGGAGCAACTTATTCTTTCACACATTAAATGAACATGGCACGACGCTCACTTAAAGAAGATTTGGATGACATTCGTGGAATGATTGCTCGTTCTAAGGATCGTCAAGAACCTAAGCTAGTTGAACCTAAAACTAAAGTAGACGGTTCTAAATATCAGGGAGCCCCTATTTCAAAAGCTAACCTTCAAGAGTATAAAGATGCTCAACAGCAGCCTAAACAGCAAGAACAGGTTGCACCTAAGCCTCCACGTAGTCGTCCTGGTCCTGGTAGGGAAGGCATGATGGCTAAAGCAGAAGAGGAGCGTAAGCGTCGTATGCGTGGTCAGTCGGCTGTTATTGGGAGCTAGTTATGGCCCCACGTAAGATGCCTGTACGCAGGCAACAAACACGTGAAATCAGCAAAGTCCTTAGTGAAGGCACATATACTACAACTGATCCGCAAGGTCAGATTAATGTTATGCGCCAATACCAAGCAGCTAATTTAATTCCTAAACAGTTTGAGGCGCCTAATCAAGTATCTGATGCTGTTTCAGCAGAGATGAAGTCCGGTTTAACTAAAGAGCAAGCCCTAAACAAGTTAAACATAACTTTACCGCGATCTTTCTTTGATAATAAAGGAAAGCTTATCGGAAGAAAATTTAGGGACGCTCAAAGCCCAGCACTTATCGAAGCTTGGAATAAAGCTACTGGTGGACTTCCTGCTGAAGCTTTAGGTAAACTTGAAGGGGCTGAGTGGAGCAATCAGCAAAAAGTTTTACAAGAAGTTGGCCGTAGACTTGGAATGAAGCTTGATCTTGGTCACTTTGAAACATCAGCTTCAGGTGCCCCTGGAAATATAGCAGCCGCAGGTGGCGAGTACAATTTAGCCAATCAAGCCGCCGGTCGTAGTTTAGAAAATCCATTTAGACCACAAACGCAGGCAGAAGTTGCCGACATTGGCATGGCGACTAATAAAGTGCAGGGTTTAAGTGAAGCATTTTTACTTACCGAGGATCTTCCAACAAGAGGAGGGTTAACTGGAAGCCCTCTTAATCCTTATATTTCTGTTTTACTTGGAACAACTTTAAGCGGGCAAAAGTCGCGTCTGCTGCCTCAAGAAAATTTAGAAATGCTTAATTATACTTTTGATCAGCTGGAAAAACAAGGGGCCAATCCAGTTGCTATGTATGATTACATACGCGAACGCGCTGGCGAAGGCATTGACATCAATGAAATGGCTAGGGCTGGTCGAGAGCAATATGATATTTCTAAATTTGCTCCAAAGGTAGAAGCGCCTAATGCTGGTACAGTAAAAATTTTACAAACTGCACCTCCAAAAGGGCCTACGGTTACTACAAAAGGTGTGCCTAAGGGGCTTACAGCAGAGCCACAAGTTGTATTAACTAGAAGCCAAACACTTGGGCAAATGGCAGCTAAAATTGCAAATAGAGAACCAGTAGCTCCTATACGGGCTGAGGTTGTTGTCCCGACAACATCAGCTGCTAAGCCTGTAGTCAAATCTACAACTAAAGCTAAACCTAAGCCAAAAGTTCGCACCGCTCCAGCTGTTGTAACTCAGAAAACTAGGACTAAACCAGAAAGTGCTAGTATGCAGATTAGGGCAATGCAACGATCAGCACCTGATGTTATTAACATTCAACCTGGAATGAGTCTTCCCTCTAGTTCACTGATTCAAGGTATTTAATGGACAGAAAGAAAGCACCCAATAAACCACCAGATAAAAACTTTATCAAACAAGCATTAGATAACCTAAAGATCGGGTATGTTGATGGCAAGAACCCTATTGGTCGTGCAATGACTGGTCATGGATTTATGCCAGCTAAAAACGCTGCTCTTAACTTTGGGGCATTAATGAATATGCCGTATGATCCTGAGATGCGTATTCGCCCTAAAGATCCACAACAACAACTGCGAGCTAATAACGCACGTATCGGTCAGATCGAACGAATCCATAATGTCTACATCAAACCGCGAGTAAAGCTTGCTGATTGACGCCTGTATGCCCCTACAACGCCCTTGTGGGGGCTTTTCCATACATTCTACCACCAATGCCCCAAATACTTGTTACAGGCCCTCAGAGAAGCGGTACAACGATTGCTGCTCGTATCATAGCTCATGACTTAGATATTGAGTACATCGATGAGTCTGATGTTCAGTTTAACAACATACCAGAACATTGTGTTATCCAAGCACCTTTTGCTTTGAAGTGTTTGGTTGAGTTATCTTTTATTCAACCTAACCTTAATTTTGCATTTATGGTTAGAGATCCACAAGATATAAAGAAAAGCATGGAACGTATTAAGTGGTATAAGGACGTAATCAATGATCCATTGTTTTACGACAAATACTTAGCTCATTGCCAACATCTTTGGCTATCTTGTAAAGTATTGATTTCAGAAGAACGGTTAACAGAGTTAAGTTACAATTCTTTGAGGGATCACCCTTTGTTTATTAAAGATCGTTCTGATTTTACTGTAAGGCAGTGGCAATTAGATAATCCTATAGGACCTAAAACTTGGAGACATGACAGACACCTTAACCGCCCTTAAAGATGATTTTAAGTTATTCCTACAAGCACTGTGGGGACAACTAGATCTACCATCTCCAACTCGTGCTCAATACGCCATTGCTGATTACCTACAGCATGGACCCAAACGACTACAGATCCAAGCTTTCCGAGGAGTCGGTAAATCGTGGATTACTGGAGCGTTTGTGTTATGGACACTCTTTAATGACCCTGAGAAGAAGATCATGATCATCTCAGCTTCTAAGGAGCGTGCTGATAACATGTCGATCTTCCTACAGAAGCTAATCATTGAGACACCGTGGTTAGTACACCTTAGACCTAAGAGTGATGATAGTCGTTGGAGTCGTATTAGCTTTGATGTTAACTGTAGTCCTCACCAAGCACCCTCAGTGAAGTCGGTGGGTATTACAGGTCAGTTAACTGGTAGTCGTGCTGATCTCATGATTCTAGATGACATTGAAGTTCCTGGTAACTCAATGACTGAAATGATGCGAGAGAAGCTATTGCAACTGTGCACTGAGGCTGAGTCTATTCTTACGCCAAAGAAAGATAGTCGTATCATGTACCTTGGTACACCACAGACTACTTTCACCATTTACCGTAAGTTAGCTGAGCGTAACTACCGTCCATTTGTTTGGCCAGCACGTTACCCACGTAAAGACAAACTATCTCAATACGAAAACCTATTGTCTCCACAAATTGTGGAAGACATAGAGATGGGTATTGAGGAATGGACGCCAACAGATCCTGATCGGTTTACTAGCGATGATTTGCTAGAACGTGAAGCTGCTATGGGTCGTAGCAACTTCATGCTTCAGTTCCAACTAGACACAACACTGAGTGATGCAGAAAAGTTCCCACTTAAATTCTCCGATCTTATCATTACCTCTGTTAACCCGACTCAAGCGCCGGATTCTGTTGTGTGGTGCAGTGACCCTCGTAATTGTCTCAAGGATCTGCCTACGGTTGGCCTACCGGGTGATTATTTTTACTCCCCGATGCAACTCCAAGGCGATTGGGGACCATACACAGAAACAATCTGCTCTGTAGACCCCTCAGGTAGGGGTACTGATGAAACAGCAGCTACTTATATCTCTCAAAAGAATGGATTTCTCTACGTTCACGAGGTACGAGCGTATCGCGACGGTTATAGCGATAACACACTTCTTGACATCCTTCGTGGGTGTAAGCGTTATAACGTTACCAAACTTGTGGTCGAAACAAACTTCGGTGATGGACTCGTCGCAGAACTTTTTAAAAAACACCTGCAGCAAACCAAACAATTAATTGACGTAGAAGAAGTACGAGCTAACGTCCGTAAAGAAGACCGCATTATTGACACACTTGAACCAGTAATGAATCAACACCGGTTGATTGTGGATCGAAGCGTTGTGGAGTGGGACTACGCCTCTAATAAAGACGCTCCACCTGAAGACCGTCTCCTCTACATGCTCTTCTACCAGATGAGTAGGATGTGTCGTGAAAAAGGTGCAGTTAAACATGACGACAGATTAGACTCGTTAGCTCAAGGTGTTAAATACTTTACAGATGCTATGTCTATCTCAGCTTATGAAGCCGTTAAGCTCCGTAAGCAAGAGGACTGGAAAGATCAACTAGAGACATTCTTAGACGATCCACAAGCTGCTACAAACCACTTAGTGTTGGGGTTTAACATAGACCAAAGGAGACAAGCTAGAGGTAAATCTAGGGGCTCTAAAGTACCTACTTGGGTAGATGTGTGACAGTTTAATAGTGTCACATTTTAAGAAATATTAAATTCCTTGTAACCCATTCTGCTGCAATGGATTTGGCCAACCACCCATGTTAAGGGGGGAGTGGAAGGGTGGATCCACCTCCCCTAGCGGGGAGAGACTCCAAGACAAACAAGTTGTCTTGATCATCTCTCCCTTTATTAATGTCCCTGGGAAAGGACATTCTGTAAGAACCACCAAATCCAAAAGACACAAACTTCCTCTAACTTGTTCTATTACTAAGTTAATACTGTGAGTACTGTGAGAGGAGCGAAGCTCTCACTACTGTCTCTACTGTTATTAACTCTCCTACTAACCTCCGTTAACGTATGAGTAGAACTTATCGTAAGACACCTACCCATGTCTTTAGACACGTACAGACTTATAATGAATTAAAACAAGTAGAGTTTGATGATGATGGTTATACGGTATCTACTCGGCATCGTTATATACCTACATCATATGATGATATCCGTTCATCTTCCCATCAACAACTAGATCATAAATGACTACCCACCAAGTCAACCTTATTCACATCACTCCTGACGCTGAACAACTTATTGCCTATATGGCACGTGTTAGTAACCCAGCTAATCAAAACAACACTGAGACCAGTGCTAAACTAATTAAATATCTTATTGACCATAAACATTGGTCACCTTTTGAGATGGTTAACATGTGTGTAGAGATAGAAACAACTAGAAGTGTAGCAGCACAGATCCTTAGACATAGGTCTTTTAGCTTTCAAGAATTTAGTCAACGGTATGCAGAAGTGACTCTCCGTCCTGAGCTTCCTGAGTTCCGTAGCCAAGACCTTAAGAACCGACAGAACAGTGTTGATGACCTTTCTCAAGAGGTTCTCCTAGAGGCTGATCAGCTTGCTGCTGAAGCACTAGTAACTAGCTACAAAGCCTATGAACGGCTACTGGAGCTTGGTGTCGCCAAGGAATGTGCGAGAGAGGTGTTGCCACTTGCTACACCGACAAGGCTATACATGAATGGAACGATTAGGTCTTGGATTCATTACTGTCAGCTTAGGTGCGGTAACGGGACACAGAAGGAACACCAGATCATCGCTAGAGAGGTCTGGAAGCTCCTACAAGAGCACTTACCGAGTGTGTGCGTGTCTCTGGAGGTTTGACCGGTTAAAGGGGCCTTAGGGGGGGCTTACAGGGCTACCCCCCCCCCCCTTTAATTTTTGGCATAAATTTCTGAAGCCTTATATCGACATGGGCGGTGGCATTTACCCCCATGGCCCCTTATA